GATGAATCATAGGTATCAGGACGTTGAACACCTAGATGTTCATATCCTTCTTCAACGTCTTCACTCTCATTATACACATCCAGGTAAGCTTCATATAAACCAGATATATCTTTTAAGTCCATTTTATTTTAAACTTTGTTCAATTATTTATGTAAGCATGAATAAATAGTAGACACCAGTTATATTAAAAATGGAAACTAAAAAACTAATTCGTGAAATTGAAACTGAAGAATTTATTGAAGAATCTCTTGATGAAGAGACTGAACTCTTTGAACGTAAAGCACAAAAAGATAGAGATAAGGTCATTCTTGGTTGATAAATATCTATATTAATATAATCTAAATGCCCGTAGAAAGAGTAAGTCAATCATTTAAGGATATTTCTGGATCATTTAAAGTCAATCCTTTGACTAATGATTTAATTTCTATTACAAATGAAACTGCAATTGCTCGTTCAGTAAGAAATTTAGTATATACAGTTCGTGGGGAGAGATTCTTTCAGAGTAATCTTGGTTGCAACTTAACTCAACTTCTCTTTGAGAATATTACACCATCAGCAACATCTCAAATAAAAACTGAGATTGAAAATACAGTTAATAATTATGAGCCAAGAGTATCTCTGTCGGCTGTTGATGTAACACCAGATTATGATAATTATTCTTATAATGTAGTCATTCAATATATTATTATTGGAATTGATGCTCTACCACAACAATTAACATTTGCTCTCCAACCTACAAGATAATGGCAAGTTCTCCAATCGTTAATTTTACAAATTTAGATTACGATCAGATAAGAGCTTCTTTACAGGATTATCTGAGGGCTAATTCTAATTTTACAGATTATGATTTTGAGGGATCAAATCTTTCTGTTATTGTTGATGTTTTAGCATATAATACCTATACAAATGCTTTCATTGGAAATATGATTTCTAATGAAGTTTTTCTTGATAGCGCAACTTTAAGAGAAAATGTTGTTTCTGCTGCAAGGGAAATTGGATATCTTCCAAGAAGTACAACTTCAGCTAGGGCTAATATTTCATTCTTTGTTGACACTTCATCCTTTTCATATAGACCTGTTTCATTAACACTTAAAAAGGGACTTGTCTGCTCTTCATCTTCATTTGGAAATGAATCCTATACATTTGCCATACCGAATGATATTACAGTTCCAGTTGTAAATGATATAGCTTCATTTGATAACATTGAAATTATTGAAGGTTCATTCATTGTCAATTCATTTACAGTAGAATCCATAAATCCTTCCCCACCACAAAGATTTATTCTTGATAATCCAAACATTGATACCTCATCTCTTTCAGTTATTGTAAGGGATAGTTCAACTTCAATGATGGGCATAAAGTATGTTTTTGCTGACAATCTTCTCAATGTAAATGCAAACTCTAAAATATATTTTCTTCAAGAGGTTGAAGATCAGAGATATGAACTCATCTTCGGTGATGGTGTATTCGGTGTGTCACTTAAAAGTCAGAATTTAATTGAGGCATCTTATATAACATCAAATGCATCAAAAGCTAATGGAGTTTCTTTCTTTTCATTCATTGGTAGAATACTAGACAACAATGAAAATTCCATAACATCTGGAATTTCTCTTATCACTACAAATATTAATGCTTCTGGTGGTAAGGAGCTTGAATCTATAAGTTCAATAAGAAATCTAGCACCCAAAAATTATGCAGCTCAGGGCAGATGTGTAACCCCCGAAGATTATGAAGCAATTATCCCTAGAATTTACCCTGAAGCAGAAAGTGTTTCTGCATATGGTGGAGAAACAATGAATCCACCCCAATTCGGTAAAGTGTTTATAACAATAAAGCCATTCTATGGTGATTTCGTTCCAAATAGTATCAAAGAAAATCTAATACAAAAACTACGAAGATATACGGTGAGTGGTATTCTTCCAGAAATTATTGATATGAAATATCTTTATATTGAGCATCTTACAAGTGTTTATTTTAATCCAAATCTTGCTCAATCCGCAGAATATGTTAAAACTTTAGTAGCGAATAATATTCTCAGCTATTCAAAATCTTCAGAACTAAACAATTATTCTGCAAGATTTAAATATAGTAGATTTCAAAAACTCATTGATGATAGTCATGCCTCAATTACTTCTAATATAACAAGAATACAAATTAGGCGCGATCTGAAAGCTACTCTCAATTCATTTGCAAATTATGAAGTATGCTTTGGAAATTCATTTCACATTAAAGACTCCAGTGGCTTTAATATTAAATCTTCAGGTTTTGTTGTGAGTGGAATTTCAGATGTTGTTTATTTGACAGATTCTACAGATGGTGTTTTGATATTATTCAAAAATCCTGAAAACCCGACAATTGTAAATAAAAATGTTGGTTCTATTAATTATTCTAAAGGTGAGATCAAAATTAGTTCTATAAATATTTTATCAACCTTAAAGAAAAAAGGTAATGAGAGTATTGTTGAAATTTCTGCAATACCTAAATCAAATGATGTTATTGGACTTCAAGATTTGTACCTCCAACTAGACCAAAATAATTCAACTATAGATATGTTAATGGATGATATTTCATCCGGTGGAGATATTTCGGGCACAACTTTTATTTCCTCTTCTAGTTACATTAACGGAGATCGCGTAAGATAAATGAAAGTCAAAATAAGTTCCATTGTTGATAATCAGTTTCCAGAATTTCTTAGAGATGAATCCCCACTTCTTGTGGAGTTTATTAAACAATATTTCATTTCTCAAGAAGTAAAGGGAGCATCCATTGATTTAATTACTAATTTAGATGAATATACAAAGGTTGAAAATCTTACAAATCAAATAGAAACCACTACACTATTAGAAGACATTTCTTTTGATGATTCAGTAATATTTGTCAATTCAACTAATGGATTTCCAGATACATATGGTCTATTAAAAATTGATTCTGAGATTATAACATATACAGCTAAAACTGAAACTACTTTCACTGGTTGTGTAAGGGGATTTAGTGGAATTTATAATGATCAATTTGAATTTACTGTAACTGAGTCTAGCTCTCATATTACAGGTGCTATTGTAGAAAATTTGAGCATTATTTTTCTACAAAAATTCTTAGAGAAAATTAAAAATCAATTGATTCCTGGATTTCAGGGACGAGAATTTACTGAAAATTTAAATCAAACAAATTTCATTCAAAAATCTAAAGGGTTCTATACAACCAAAGGTACTGATACCTCATTTCAAATTCTTTTTAATGCCCTTTATGGTGAGCCAGTTAAAGTCCTTAGACCGAGCGATTATCTCTTTACGCCATCTTCTGCTGAATACAGAGTTTCTAAAGATCTTGTTGTAGAAGCACTTTTCGGAGACCCTTTACTTCTTGAAAATGGAACCCTCTTTCAAGATGATCAAAATGGAAATAATATTGCAAAAGGATCTATTAGTAAAGTTGAACAAATTTTAAGAGGTGAAAAGATATATTATGTAATTAGTCTAGATTATGATTTCAATAAGGATATTAATGTTTCTGGATCAGTTTTTGGTGAATTTTATATTCATGCAAAAACAAAAATTACATCGGATGTTTTTGCAGATTCTGATATAATAGATGTAGATTCTACTGTTGGTTTTCAAAAATCTGGATCTTTATTAATTAATAATGAAGTCATCTCATATACAAACAAATCCCTCACACAATTCTTAGGCTGCACAAACATTACTCAAAATTATTTAAAAGGTGTAGATGTAATCAATAATGATTTTGCATATGGTTATAGCAGAAATAATGCAATAGCGGTAAGAGTCTCTGGTGTTATTAATTCATTTAAAGAAATTGAGAGTGCTAATAATTTAAATGTTGGAGATACTATTCGCATAAAATCTTTAGGTAAAACAAGCAGCGATATTCGCACTAAAAATTGGCTTTATAATTTACCAGTTAGTTATGAGGTTAAATCTATAGTCTTACTGGATTTAACTTCTAACAAATATGAACTAGAAACATTTGATGAAAATATTATAAATGCTGGAGATTATATTGATATTGTATATAAAAATGGAAGCATAATTTCAACATCAATATTGTCAAGAATAAATGAAAGAGCTTTTGTCATTCAGGGGCAAAATTCATTGGAACTTTCAAATATTAATTATATTGAAAGAAGAATAAGCAAAGCAAATTTCTCTAACTTTCCCGAAATTTCTTCCACTTCAACGAATGTTCAAAATGTTTATTCTAATGATGAAGATGTTTTTGTTGCTGCTTCTTCAATTCCAAATTACTTTAGTGATTCTATCACTATAACTGATGGAAGCTTAAAAATTACAGAAAATATAACTGGATTTTCTATTTCAAAAGAAAATCATGGATTTTTAACTGGTGATGTGGTTGTATATAATTTTACTGGAAATAACAATCATTTAGGAATATCAAAAGGGACATATTATATAAAAAGAAATTCTAATGATTCTATTTCATTATCAACAAGTCGTGCTAATTTAGTTTCAAATTCTCTAATAAAATTTTCCGGTTCTGCTATAGGTGGACAGAGCACATTAGAATACAACGACTTTTCCTCTAAATCACTTAAAAATCAAAAATTAATCCGAAAAATACCAGCCAAAACTCTTGCAAATGAATCCATAGAAACTCCAATTGGTAATATTGGAATTTTTAATAATGGTGTTGAAATTTGTAATTATAAATCTAAGGATGTAGTCTTTTATGGACCAGTTCAATCTTTGGATGTGGTTTCTCCAGGTTTAGATTATGATGTGATTAATCCACCCTTAATTATAACAACAGACCCTATTGCTTCTGGGTTAATTGCTAATTGTGAAATTAAGGGGTATCTTAAAGAGATTCGCATTTTAGATCGGGGTTTAGATTTTACTGAAGAACCATCAGTTCAAATTACTGGAGGAAATGGTGAAGGAGCTAGAGCCAAAGTTGAATTAGGGTCATTTGAACACTATGCTACTTTTGAGTCTTCAAATATTTTAAATAATGTCATTAGTTTCACTAAGTATCATGGCTTTAAGACTGCTGAAAAAATAATTTACAAGCCAGATGGAATTTCTAGAGTTATTGGAATAACTACAGACTCTGAATATTTTGCTTCATCTGTAACAGATTTTAGTATTAAATTGTATAAAACTTATGATGATGCTATTTCAGGTATCAATACTATTTCAATCTCTTATAATGGATATGCAAAGCATAGACTCATCTCTTCTCAACCTAAAACTAAAATTTCTGATATTGTCATAACAAGTTCTGGCAAAAATTATACAAATAGAAAAATATCGGTGCTTTCTAGCGGAATTACCACTACAAATAATACGATAAACCGAACTGATCATGGATTCAAAACTGGAGAAAAAATAGTATATGAATCCTATTCAGGAACACCTATTGGTGGAATTTCAACTAATACTCCATATTTTGTAACAGCAGAAAAAGATTCTTTCAAACTATCTAAAGTTGCAGAAGTTGGTATAGCCACATCTCAAGATTTTTACTTTAGAACAAATCAATATGTGAATCTCACTTCATCTGGAATTGGTACGCATTATTTTAACTATGAGCCAATAAAAGTTGAATTAACTAATATCTCTGGTATTGGGACTACCAATACATCTTTGATGGCAAAAATACAGCCCATTTTTAGGGGTGAAATTACATCAGTATCTGTAGTAAATGGTGGTGAAAAATATGGCCAAGAAGATATTTTAAACTATAATCGTCAACCAAATATTTCAATTTTTAGTGGATCTGGTGCCATTGCTCAAGCTATTGTATCGGGTGGTAAAATTGCTCAAATTCTTATAATTGATCCTGGTAGTGGTTATTATGCTCCTCCAGAAATTGTCGTCAGCGGAACTGGAAAAAATGCCAAATTAGTTCCAGTTATACAAAGTGGTCAATTAATTGATGTTATAATCATAAACCCTGGTTATGGGTATGATTCTCGGAATATAACTTTAACAGTCTTTGCAGCGGGTTCTGGGGGTCAATTGCGCACGAATGCGAAACAATGGACAATTAATAAAATTGAAAGACTTTTTCAATCTAGGAAAATTTCTCCAGATGATGGGATACTCACTAATAGTATCAATTCAAATTATGAACTTGAATATGTTCATGGATATGCTCCTAGAAAGTTAAGGCAAATTTTAACATCAACAAAATACGTTTCAGGATCTTTGGTATATCAACCAGATCTTGCACTTTCTAATAATATTGAAATTTCATCAAATGCACATTCACCTATATTAGGATGGGCTTATGATGGTAATCCAATATATGGCCCTTATGGATTTGATAAGGAATCTGGTGGAGCTATTAGATATATGAAATCTGGGTATAAGCTCATTATAGATCAAATTAATAGACCATCAAATTCATTATATGCTGAAGGAATTTTCGTTGAGGATTTCACCTTCTTGGGTGATGGAGATTTGGATGCGCACAATGGGCGTTTTTGTATAACTCCAGAATTTCCAAATGGCACGTATGCTTATTTTTCAACTATAGATGGAAATGAGGTGCAATCTGTTGGTTTATTTGCTAATTTCTTTAAGCCGGTATTTCCATATTTTATTGGTAAAACATACAAGTCCACCCCAAGTTCCTTTAATTTTAATTATCAGTCAAACCAAGATGATATAGATCTCAACAAAACCGATTGGTTAAGAAATACTAGCCCATTTAAATTAAATTCTTCTCATAGTGGCTACAATTATTTGTTTAAACCTTTTGATGTCATTGAGCAAACTGCAAATATTAATAGCATCATTGCTGGATCAGTTGATAATATAATAGTTAAAAGTGGTGGGACTAATTATAAAATAAATGATAGAATAGTTTTTCAAAATGATAACTCAAATGGAAATGGGGCAAGAGCAATAGTATCTGAAATTAAAGGTAAAAAAATTAGTGAAGTTAGTATAGCTAGTACAACTTTTTATGATGTAGAATTTGCAACGGTTTCACAAAAAGGAATTATTGGAGTATCCACTATTCCAATTAATTTTAATAGTGGAGATATAATTTCTATTTCAAACGTCAATAGAAATAGAAAACTATTAGAAAAAAGTTTTATAATATCGGTTCCAAACAATGATTTAATTTTAAACAAAGATGTTGACGTAGTTGCTCTTAGTGGAATTACAACATATTTTAATGTTTATGGTGATCTAAGTGCTACAACAATTAGAGAAAATGACATCTATCAAATTGATGCAGAAAAAGTAAAAATACTTAATGTTGAAGAAAATTCATCTAGAATTTTTGTTGAAAGGTGTATTGGGGGAACTGTGGGAGCATATCACACCACAGGAAGCCTTTTACTTGAAATTCCACGCAGATTCAATCTTGAAAACACCAATAATCAAGACTTTAGTGATCCTATTTTTAATAGAGAGATCTATTTTAAGCCTGCTGAATCTATTGGTGTTGGGGTGGGGAGTACAATTACATTCTCAAATCCTGGTATTGGCATTACTAATATTTTTATTCCGTCAAGATCAATATATTTACCTCAACATAATCTTAAAACTGGTGAAAAATTAACATATAAGCTAAATGGCGGTTCAAATTTTGTAGTTTCAACTAATGGAATTACGACATCTTTTCTTCCAAATAATTCCACAGTTTATGTTGCAAAGTATTCTGATAATTTTATTGGCTTATCTACTGAAAAGGTTGGAATTGGCTCAACTGGCATGTTTGTTGGCTATAATACAACATCTGCAGCTAATATTCTCTATTATCATTCATTTGGCTCTGGAGACAAGCACAGCTTAGCTACTAATTATAGTTCAACTATCGGCCAAGTTGATAAAAATATAGCATTAGTTTATACGACAGCTAATCCAGAATTATTGAAAAATGATACAGTAAATGTTTTAGCTGAACCAACTATACTAAAAACTGTAAAGGTCTTATATAATTCATATAGAAAGTTACTTCTGTTACGTCCAAGATCAATTATTGGAGCCAATGTTGATACAACAAAAAATACAATAAAAATTCCAAATCATAATTACTTTACCGGACAAAAACTTCTTTATAGTTCAGATAATCCAATTAATGGATTAAAAAATAATGAATTATATTATGTTGTTGTTAAAAATTCTATTACTATTAGCCTATGTGAAAGTTTTTATGATTCTCAATTAGAAGAACCAAATGTTATTAAACTGTTATCTCAAAATGGTGGTATATTCTCTGAAGTAAATCCACAAATTAGAATAACAAAAAACCAATCTTTAGCTTTTGATCTATCAGATCCGAGCCTATCTACACTAGAAGGTTCTGAACTTGTTTCGGCTTTTGATTTTAGATTATTTTTTGATGGTAATTTTAATAATGAATTTAAAACAACATTTACAAATTCTACATTTAATGTTACAAAAGTTGGTCGCATTGGTATAGATTATACTGCAAAGTTAATTTTATCCTACGATTCCAACATTTCAGACCTTTATTATAATCTAATACCTCTGAAAACTCTAGATGTTATTGTTGATAGAGACAATAACCAATCAAATAATACTATTTCTTATACAAGTAGCACATTTTCTGGTAAGCATATAGTGAGTGGAGTTGGATCTACTTCATTTTCATATATTCTTACTGCATACCCAGAACAAGAAAAATATACAGAAAATGTTACATATACAACAACATCTAAAACTGCAACTGGACCAATAGAAAAGATATTTGTAACTTCTAAAGGCTCAAATTATAAATCTTTACCAGGAATAAGTTCAATTATTAGTGAAAATGGCTCTGGAGCCATTGTTGAAGTTAGTAGCACAACTATAGGTAAAATAAACAATGTAACTATAAATGATATTGGTTATGACTATCCTTCAGATTTAACATTAACACCATTAACTCAAACTCCATTAGTTTTAAAAGTTATCCCTCAGTCTACATTAAAATCTATTCAAATAGTTTATCCGGGGAAAAATTACTTACAATCTCCAGATTTAATTCTACTTGATGGTCTAACTTTAAATAGAATTTTAGATGTAGATCTAAAATACGAACTTGGGGACAATGAAGTAAAAATCATAAAAAATAGTAAAGGTATTAATAACGTTACGCCAATATTAATACCAATAAACAACACAAATTCTATAAAATTAAGTTCACTTTCTTTTAATTCGGAAACCAAAGAAGTAACAGTAACACTTTTTGAAAGTTATAGTAATTTAGATGAATTTCCAGTTAAAGTTGGGGATAGAATTTTAGTTGAAAATGTTTCTATTTTAGAAGATTCATCAGCGAGAGGGTATAATTCATCATCTTATAATTACTCTAGATTTTTAGTGACAGAAATTACTCCAAATATTGGTTTTTCTGGGGGAAATATAACATATAGTTTATCTGAATATTTGAGTGAAAATGAATATCCAGGAACTCCAGACCCAATATATGTAACTGGAACAATAACTCCTGAATTATTTTTCCCATCATTTGTTATAAACTTATCTAAAAATATTTTTCTTGTCGGTGAGACTGTATCATCTGAAGATTCTTTTGGTATCGTTCAAGCTTGGAATAAGGATAATGAATTGCTTACAATTTCCACGAATGATGAGTTTAAACTTGGTTCCTTGATTACAGGTTCTGGTTCATTGTCAAGCGGAAATATAGATAATATCTATGATTTTAAATCAAAATTTGTAGTCAAATCATCTTCAGATGTTAGAAAAGGTTGGAAAACCGAAAGGGGATTAATTGATAATGAATTTCAACATCTTCCTGATAATAATTATTATCAAACTTTCTCCTATTCTCTAAAATCTAAAATTGATTATAATACTTGGGGTAATGCTGTAAGTAGCTTAAATCACATTGCTGGATTTAAAAAATTTGCAGATCTTGAGGTTGAATCTAACGATACAAGTGAAATTAATGTAGTTCAAGAAGATTCAACTACTGATTTAATTATTACTCTAGATTCTGAAATTGATTTAAATTGTATTGATGATTTTGATCTTGTTTCTGAAAATAGTTACATTATGGATAATGATCTAAATTCAAATGTAATTTATTTTCAATCAAAAATAATTCAAGACTATTTGGAATTAGTTGGTAATAGAGTTCTACAAATTGATGATATAAGTTTAAATTTTGATGGAATTAGAACAGCATTTAAACTAAAGTCAAATAATTTTGATATATTTTCTAGAGGATTTAACTCTTCGGATGTAGATATTATTGATAATGTTATTCATGTCAATAATCATTATTTCACAAATGGTGAAAAAGTATTCTATTCATATGAGACTTCACCAATAGGAATTAACACTACAAACATTGCGGGTATAGGGACAACAGATAAACTTCCAAATGAAGTCTATATTATTAAGCGTGGTGAGACTGATTTTAGCTTCGCTGAGAGTGCTGCAAATGCTCTACTAGCAGTACCATTATCATTAAAAATAGCAAATGTTGGTATAGGCACTTCTCATACCATAACTTCATCTAATCAAAATTCAAAAGCTTTAATTTCATTAGGAGGAGTCATACAATCTCCAATTTCTCCTACAAGTATTATATCACAACTTTCATCTAATGTTAGTAGTTCTTCTACTACTATATTGTTGAATAATATTGAAAACTTTTCTAGTGGTTCATTTGCCAAAATAGATAATGAAGTAATTAAAATAGTTTCAATTGGAATTGGAACAAATTCTCCAATTCCAATTGAAAGAGGTCTAGTTGGAACAGCAGCAACTAATCATAATTCTAATACTTTTGTATATAAATTATCTGGTAATTATAATATAGTTGATAACACTCTTCATTTTGTTGAACCACCTAAAGGTCCAACACCAATAGGAACCACTACAAATTCTCCAGAAAATGTAGACTATGTTGGTATTACTACAGTTTTAGAATTTAATGGTAGAGTATTCTTAAGAAATGGCGAACCAAATGGGTTGCAAAGTGCATATGCAACTAATTATGTTTTTGATGATATTTCAAATAGCTTTAATGGTATAACCACATCATTTATATTAAAATCTAATGGTACTGATATTATAGGTATAGAAAATAACAATGCTTCAATATTAATTGAAGAGGTATTTCAATCACCTTCAGATTTTGCTGGAATAGTAAAAACGTATGGAGCATATACTTTAAAGGAAACCACAGGTATCACTTCAATAAGATTTTTAAGTAGCTCTGAACCACAAGATTATGATATAAATGTATCAAATATTCCAGTTGGTGGCTCCATAGTTTCTATCGGTTTTACTTCAGGTAGTGGATTTCAACCCCTGGTTTCTGCTGGTGGAACAGTTTTAGTTTCTGCTGGTGGAACTATACAATCTATAAGTATCGGAAACAGTGGTTCAGGATACCGACCTGGGGTTCAAATAGTAAATGTTTTTGCATATGATCCTTCTAGAAATATTAATACAAATATAGGGATAGCATCAATATTTAATGGAAACATTGTATCTGTTGCCATTACAAATCCAGGAAATGGCTATAGTATTTCAAATCCACCCATAGTTAGATTTGACGATCCAGTTCCTTATAATAATATGGAACTTATATATTCCACACAACAAGATTCCAATCCACCAGAACCTCCAGTCACAGAATTAGAAGTGATTTGGACAGAAATTGAAGATGGTGGATTGACTGATTATGTTTTGCAACCGCCGACATTTAGCTCAACCGCTACCACTAGCACGATGACCCTTTATTATGATGCAGCTTTGATAGGGGATGTCGGTAGCTTCATTAATATTTACACTCTTAGTTATAATTGGCTTGAGTTTGGGCCGCCCTGGGACGTGACCCTGGTGGCCTCAGTTCAGCTACTGATTGATGGTCAGTCTTATCCTGATGTGATTTTGCACGGCCTGACAGGCAGGGATCCTTATTATCTTGATCTTCTAGTGTATGATGAAAGTGGTTGGCCCGAAGTGACCAACCCTCAAACGCTCACCATTATTGTTACAGTAACGGGAGATAATATTCCTTCTCAACCTGAAAATAATACACAAACAACATCTAGTCCAGGAATTGGCACTGGAGCCAAAGTTAATGTAAAAGTTGGAATGGATTCAAATATTATTGATGTTGATGTAGTAAATAGAGGATTTGCCTTTAAACCTGGTGATATTTTGTCTATACCAACGGGTGGAAATATTGGTATTCCAACAATTAGTTCATCATTCAATTCAGTTAAAGTTGTAGTTGATGAAATATATAATCAAAAGTTTTCTGGATGGACTTTTGGACAACTACAAATTTTTGATTCCATTGAACAACTTTTCAATGGAACTAGAAAATTATTTCCACTTAAAGTTGATAATGAATTGAAGAGTATTAGAACTAGAGTTGGTTCTCTTATAGATCTTAATTCAACATTTTTGATTTTTATTAATGGAGTTCTTCAAATTCCTGGTATAAATTATAATATATTTGGAAGCAGTTATATTACTTTCCCAGAAGCCCCGAAATATGGGTGTTCTTGTTTGATATTATTCTATCGTGGTAACGGGGTTTCTGATGTTATAGATGTTGATGTTATATCTCCAGTAAAACCTGGAGATTCTGCACAATTAAATGATGATAATGGTTATATAGAAGATGAACGAATTATTTCTATAATATTGTCTGCAGATTCTGTTGAGACTCTTCCTTATTCTGGCCCAAATGTTGTAGATGATATCAATTATTTAAGACCAGCTAAAATATGTTTACAGACAGAAGATATTCACATCAATAATAAGGAAGTGACCAAAGAAAGAGAAATATATGAGCCATATATTGAACCTGCAACTACTATAATAAAAACTGTTGGTATTTCTTCCAATATCATATTCGTAGAAAATGCCAAGACTTTTTTTGATGATCAGAGAGAAAATGCAACAAATATTTATAGAAATAAACTTAAAATTGTAAGCCAAGAAGAAAATAGAGTTGCTATTGCAACTGCTATTGTTTCAGTTGCCGGTTCAGTAACAGGAGTTTCAATCAATGATATTGGTAAAGGTTATTCCACCACTCCTATAATTTCTTTCTCAAATCCAATTGGCTTTACAACAGAATATCGGGCTATTGCTAATGCGTCTGTATCTAATGGCTCAATAAGTTCAATTTCCATTATTTCCCCTGGTAGTAATTATTCTAAAATAATCCCTCCACAAATATTAATTAGTAATCCAGTAAATAAATTTGAGAATGTTACTGCAACATCCATTACAGGTGATTTTGGATTGATCAGTGGTATAGCAACAACCACAGTCGGAATTGCTTCTAGTGCCATATCATTTAATCTCTTTATTCCATTAGATTCTCCATTGAGAAATTCCAGTATAGTTGGATCTTCAACAACCATCAGTGGAATTCAGCCGGGTTATTATTTTACTGTCAAAAATACTTTTATTGGCAATGGAATAATTACTCTAGAAGATGAAGGTTCAATACTATCCATTGGGACAAGTTGTTTAGATAATATCTATAAGGTTGCTTCAGTATCTGTAGGACAAACTTATGTAAGTGGTATAGGTTTAACTGCAGTTGCAAATGTTATCGCAACTGTTTCCAATAATAATATAGTTGGTGTAGGCTTAACAAAAATTTATGGAACCTATAGTTGGGGTAGAATTGTAACACAGCCCAGAAATAGTAATAATGAATTTGTTGTCTATAATACTGGTATTTCGGGTCTCAGTAGTGCACCCATAATTAAAAGAATCAATTCTCTTAAAAGCAAAAACTATTCATAAATAGCTAAAAACACAAAATGGCAGCAATAAAAACCGACCAATTGAGAATTAGAGAAGCCAAGCGTTTTGTTGATGCTGCAATTTCTGGTGAAGATATTTACTATACATTTATAGGACTTCCAAATGCTGTAAATTATAAAGAAAATTGGGACGCTGAACCTATTTCTCCCAAAGATAGTCTAGATCAGGAAAATGACTATTGGGATACTATGCTGGCACTAAAAAGAGTTGCTCCAACAGGAATACGTCAAGTTGTAAAAAAAAGCCTATGGTCTTCTGGCACAACTTATGATATGTATCGCAATGATATAACCAGGACAAACCTTTCTAGACCATCTAATGCTACGTCATTGTACTCTGCTAATTATTTTGTTGTAAATGAAGACTACAAAGTTTATATTTGTTTATATAATGGTGTAGATCCTGAGAATCCAAATGGGCGCCCATCTTTAAGTCAACCTTCCTTTACAGATTTAGAGCCTAGAAAAGCTGGTGAAAGTGGGGATGGATATATTTGGAAATATCTTTACACAATTAAACCTAGTGATATTATAAAATTTGATACCAGTAATTATATTCCAGTTCCACCAGATTGGGAAACAAACTCTGAGTATGCTGCTGTTCGTAATAATGCAATAAATAGCGGCCAGTTGAAAGTTATTACTGTAATTGATCGTGGAATATCTGTTGGCAACCCAAATACAACTTATGTTAAAGTTCCAATTAAAGGCGATGGAGATGGAGCAGAAGCCACTATTATCACAAATAATGACTCTAAAGTTGACTCAATAACAATAACAAAAGGTGGTAATGGTTACACATATGGAAGTGTGGATATTTCAGCAGGGGGAATTCCAGTTTCTAATACTGCTCCAATTTTTAATGTAATAATTCCACCAAAAGGTGGACATGGGTATGATATCTACAGAGAGTTGGGAGCAACAAAAGTTATCCTTTATAGCCGCTTTGAAAATGATTCTCAAAATCCAGATTTTATTGTTGGGAATCAAGTTGCAAGAGTGGGAATTATAAAAAATCCACTAGCGCCAACAGCTTCTACACCTTTAGACGTAGATAGAGCAAATTCACTATATGCGATTAAAGTATCTGGAAATAATTTAATCGCATCATCTTTTCCGGCAGATGCATATTTTACTCAGACTATCGGCCTTGGGGTTACAGCAGTTGGTAGGGTTGCAACATTTGACTATATGAATAATGTTCTTAGATATTGGCAAGACCGAACATTAGTTGGTTTTAATACTGATGGAACTTTAAATACCAATCCAATCTATGGTTACAGGCTTAATAGATTTACATCCTCTCCTGAAACTGGTGGCTCATTAAATTTAACTTGCAACAATACTATAGTTCAAATTGATACTACCTTTAATGGTAATTATAACCCAATAAATAATAGTTATCTTGGTCAATATTTTACCAATGGTCTTTCAGATCCAGAAGTAAAAAAATATTCAGGTGATATTATTCATGTTGACAATAGATCTTCATATACTAGATCTATAAATCAAAAAGAAGACATCAAAGTTATTTTACAATTTTAATTTAAAATGCCACAGGAAACAAATCTTAATATTACTCCATATAATGATGATTATAGTCAGGCTAATGCTTACTATAAAATTTTATTTAAGCCAAATCCTGTTCAGGCGAGAGAATTAAATAATCTCCAATCAATTTTACAAAATCAAATTGAGCAATTTGGAAATCATATTTTTAAAGAAGGTTCGGTTGTAATACCTGGAAATTTAGATTATGATGATGACTTAAGTGCAGTTGAGCTTCAAAATACATACAATGGCATTTCAATTATATCATATTTACAACTATTAGAAGGTAAGACACTTAAAGGTAAAAATAGTGGGGTTACAGCTACTGTTGTTTTAGTTCAAACCCAGAATGAATCAATACGTGGTAATAGCACAATTTATGTAAAATATATAAACTCTAGTATGGAAACTGGAGTAAGTTCTTTATTTGCAGATGGTGAAGAGTTAATTGTTGAAGAATCTGCAGTTAATACATTATCCACTGGAGAAACTGTAATTTTTACATCTGGTCAAACTGTAGCTGCAACTATTTCTAGTAACTGTAACTCTATTGCTAGTTCTATTACAGTTTTTGATGGTATCTATTTCGTTAGGGGAACTTTTGTAAACGTTTTCAAACATACAATAATTCTTGACCAATATTCAAATAAAGCTTCATTTAGAGTTGGATTTAACATAAATGAAAAAATTATAACTGCATATGATGATCCAGGACTATTTGATAATTCTTCTGGGTTTTCCAATTATACTGCTCCTGGAGCAGACAGATTTTCATTTGAATTGATTTTAGCTAAGTATGATCTGAATGAAGAGAAACCTAGCAATTTTGTGCAACTCCTAGAAATTCAAAAAGGTGTTTTAATTTCTAATCAAAATATTCCAGAATATAACACATTAGCCAAAGAGCTTGCAAGAAGAACCTTCAATGAGTCTGGAAATTATTATGTAAATTCTCCAACAATTTCAATTAACAATTCATTAAATGATCTGTTGGGTAATAATGGAATTTATGATTTAGGTGAATTTACATATGATGGAAATACACCATCGGATGATTTAGGAATCTATAAAATTTCTCCAATAAGTGCATTCGTTCAGGGTTATGAAATTAATACTGGAGTTAAACTCATTGATTTCCAAAAACCTAGAACTAAAAAATATCTTGAAAACCAAGAAGTTAATTATTATACCGGACCAACTTTAACTCTTAATAGAGTATATGGGTCTCCTTTTGTGGGAATTTCAACAAACTATACTTTAAGTCTGAGAGATACTAGAGTTGGAGTTTCACAAATTATTGCTCCTGGTAAAGAGATTGGATTGGCTAGGGTTTATGATTTTGCATTAGAATCTGGCTCATATTCTAATACTAATGCTAATATAAATGAGTGGGATATTTCTCTTTTTGATATTCAAACTTATACAGAGATTGCCTTAAATCAAAATCTCAATAATGATTTACTCTACAATATTCCATGTAAAATTGAAGGTTCTTCAAGTGGAGCTAGTGGATTTATTCGCTATGATTCAAGAAATATTGGTATTTTAACAGCCTATGATATTAATGGTTCATTTATTGTTGGTGAAAGATTAAAATTTAATGGTATTGAAAACTCAAGAGTTTCTATAGCTGTAACTTCATATTCTCTGGATGATGTAAAAGCTGTTTATGGTATTGTTGGAACTGCTTTTACATTTACGGCTGATGTTAAACAAGTTCCCAAAAAAACTATAGGGCAAGTCAATATTACTCAATCTACTGGAATTTCAACAGTAACTAATTCTACTAGCATTTTTACTGATAATGCAAAACTTGGGAATCTAGTTTCTTTTACAACACCTGGAATTTCTACTGTAAACTATGCAACTATTACTGGGATTTCCCCCAATTCTCTTACAATTTCTGGTGTTACTACTGTTATTGGAATTTGTGAAGGAAAACTTCCAAATTTAACAATAAATCCTACTGATTTTGCTATTTTAGCAGCATCTAGTAGTCGCTCTCAGGATAATACTTTATATACTAAATTACCCAAAGATAAGGTGAGTGATGTAAATCTAACAAATTCTAATATCACTATAAGAAAACAATTTGATGTTGTAATTTCTGCAAATTCAATTGGGCCAATTAATTCTGAAAATGATGAAACATTTTTACCATTTGATGAAGAGCGATATGCACTAATTAGGGAAGATGGTAATACAGAAGCACTATCCACAGATAAATTTGTCTACACAAATGGTTCAAAATCTTTAACAATTAATGGGTTGGGAACATCAACAAAAGCAAAGCTAATAGCGTCTCTTAGAAAGATAAATGTAAGAGAAAAGGTAAAATATAAAAATAGAATTCAGACCATAATTATTGACAAATCTAGCTACAGTAGTTCTGGAATAGGAACTACAACTATTAACGATGGTCTAATATATGGAAACTATCCTTATGGGACTAGAGTTCAAGATGTTGAATTATGTCTTTTATCACCAGATGTGACAAAAATTTATGGTATTTTTGAGTCTTCAACTATAAATTCAGCAAGTCTTCCATCTCTTAATTTATCATCAATGAGTGGTCCAACAAATAAAGTTGATGATCTCCTCATTGGTGAAAGAATTATAGGAAATACATCAGAATGCGTTGCAATATACACTAAAAAAAGTAATGATTTAGAGATTAACATTACATTTTTAAATTCCTCGCGTTTTCTTATTGGTGAGATAGTTACATTTCAAGAATCTGGTATAACAGCAAAAATTAATGCAATTTCCTTAGGTGACCGAGACATTACAACACATTATTCATTTGAGACAAATCAAAAATCTACAATATATGATTATAGTAAACTAATAAGAAAGCCAGATAAAAAGGAGCCAACTAGAAAATTGACTGTAGTATATGAATCTGCATCGTTTTTAACTTCAGATGTTGGTGACATTATTACAATAAATTCATATAATAATTTTGATTATTGTGAATTGCCAAATGTAGATGGCATAAGTGTTTCGGATATTATTGATATTAGACCAAGAGTTTCAAATTTCACTCCCGTTGAAAATTCTAGATCTCCATTTGAATTTCTCGGTAGAAGTTTTTCATTAGATTACTTAAATCCCAAAAATATTTTAGCTTCTGATGAGTCTCTAAATTTAGGATATTCATTTTATTTACCTAGAATTGATAAATTATTTTTAACTTCAGAAGGAAATATTGAATTAATTTCAGGATATCCTAGTGAAACTCCACTATCGCCACAGTCTTTAGAAAATTCTATTGAAATTGCTACAATTAAATTACCTGCATATTTGTGTAATACATTAGATGGTCAAATTGATCTTAAAATGTATAAGCGCTATCGGATGGAGGATATTAAAATTCTTGAAGATAGAATTTCTAACTTAGAATATTACACATCTTTGACCCTTCTTGAATCCGATACATCTAAATTATTCATCCCTGATAGTTTTGGTAATAATAGATTTAAGTCTGGGTTTTTCGTGGATAACTTTTCTACTACAATACCACAAAATAAATTAGCTATTTTTAAAAATAGCATTGATATAACTGAAGGGGAGCTTCGCCCAACACCATTTACAACACACTTAGATTTAATTATAGCGACAAAATCAATTATTGGCGTAGGAACTATTGCAGAAACAAATATTGATTTGCGTTTTAATGATGATTTATTGGGAACCAATGTTAAAAAAACTGGTAATCTTATTACATTAGATTATGATCAAGTTGTTGAAATAACTCAACCATATTCAACTAGGGTTGAAAGTGTCTCTTCTTATAGAAGTAATATTTTTAGTGGGTCTCTCACGCTATATCCATCAACAGATGTTTGGGCAGATCAAGTAAAGGTTTCAACGAATTATGTTGCAGCTAAAACTTTAGTAGCAACCCCCGAACAATTAGCAATAGCTCAGGCAAATTCGCAAAATGGTATGAATCCAGTCTTATGGGATCATGTTTCAAAAATTTGGACCGAAGGAAACACATTAATTAGTAGTCAAATTATTAATTATATTCGTTCAAGAAATATTGAATTTGTTGGCAAAAGATTGAAACCATTTACGAAATTTTATGTATTTTTTGACAATAGGTCATTAGAAAAGTATATAATCCCCAAACTTATTGAAATTCAAATGGTATCTGGAACTTTCCAAGTTGGCGAGACTGTTATTGGCACAAATACATTAACAGGAGCGGCAATTAAATTTAGGACTGCCTCTAGCAATCACAAATATGGCCCCTATAATTCCCCAGAAACTATTTTTTCTATTAATCCATATTCACCTACAAATAACATTGCAGCCAATTATTCATCAACCTCCACTATTTTAAATGTTGATACTTTCAGTTTATCTAATATAGTTCAAAGTAGCTTTTCGGGTTATATTGATAGTGGTATGAGATTAAAGGGGCAAACATCAAATGCAGAAGCAATCATTAAATCCGATATTAAACTGATAACAGATAATGTTGGGGATATTATTGGTTCTATTTTCATACCCAATGGTACTCCTAGTTTTGAGACTGGAAGCAAATTAGTTAAAATAACAAATAATTCAACTAACTCTACAGTAATTGGAGATGCAATTTCCTTTGCTGAAACTAATTTTATATCTTCTGGTAGTCTTAACAAATATCAGGAAAATATTGTTGGAACGGATCCACGGTCAGTTGTAACTCCAACTACACCAAATATAAGACCAGCTCCACCCACAGGAAGTCCACAAGTTCAAGTACAAAAGCCATGGCAAGATGGAGATATCTCAGTTAGGGGGAGTAATGTTTCAGATGACGAAGGAAATCGTTTAGTCAATAGCATAAATCAAAAGAATGATACTTCTTTCTCATTATCACAATTAAAAAGCGCTGCAGGTATAAATCAATTAAATAAAGTATCTGAGCTTAATAGAATAAATGAAGCTGCAAGACGCTTAGCAGGAAGATAAATAGTTTATCGCAGTAGTAAATAAATGAAACTAGCAGATCCAATTGCACAAACATTTTATGTTCAGCCAGAAACTGGCTATTTTGCTACAGCAATTGATCTATTTTTTTACAGTAAAGATCCTACCCTTCCAGTAACTATACAATTAAGGCCAACAAAATATAGTCAACCTTCAGATTTATTTTATCAATATTCTGAGGTAGTTTTATACCCTGATAAAATATCAACTTCAAATGATGGCTCTTTAGCAACTAGGGTTACTTTTGAATCACCAATTTTTCTAGAAGGTGAAACATTCCATTGTATTTGTCTTTTATCAAATTCAGATCAATATAAAGTTCACATTTCTAGGCTAACTGAGATGGATCTATCATCTAGTAGTACCAGTAGTGTTTTTGTAACTAAGCAACCACTTTCAGGATCATTTTTTAAATCTCAAAATGGTTCTCTTTGGACAGAAGTTCAAACCGATGATTTAAAATTTACATTATATAGAGCGAATTTTAAATCAACTCAGGGTGATATTAATTTTTATAATGCTGAATTAGGCGAAGCAAATAATCAAATTGCTACTCTCAACCCAAATCCAATTGAAAATAGTTCTAGACAAATTAGAGTTGGATTTGCATCAACTCTAATTTCTCCAAGTTTAACTATAGGTAACATAATTACTCAATCCAATTCTACTGGCACAGGAAATTTATTAGATTATAGTGGTTCTGCTAGTGGCAATTTAAACATAATTAATGCAGGAATTGGATATACCCCTCTAAGTGGAATTTTTACATTTTCAAATGTTCCACTAAAATCTATAAGCGGTTTTGGTAGAAATGCCACAGCAACCATCACAATTTCAAATGGTTCTGTAATTTCATCTGGAACTACAATTAACTCTGGCGGAGTCGGATATAGTATTGGCGATGTAATAACCCCAGTCTCTTTAGGGTCTGCAAATTTAGGAACTGATATGTTATTATCGGTTCAAACTTTAACTGGAGTAAATGAACTTTTTATTGGAAATGTTCAAGGTGAGTTTGAGATTAATAACTCAAATAAAAATATTCTAGCTTCTGGAGCTGATCTCAATTTTAGCCCTTCAACTAAAGCATATCCAAATAGTATAACTGTTGAAGTAAGTGGAGATCATCTAATAGTTAATCATAAAAATCATGGAATGCATTCTAATCAAAGTAATGTAAAACTTAGCAATGTTGTTAGTGATGTAAATACAACAAAACTATCTGCTTCTTATAGTAATACTTCAACTTTAAATATTATTCTACAAAATGTTTCAAGTTTCTCTACATTTGAAAACCTTACAGTTTCCCCAACAAATCCGGGTTATATATTAATTGGTTCTGAAATTATCTCATATAATGGTATTAGCGGTAATACTTTAAGTGGTATAACTCGTTCTATTGATCAAACTGTGGCATCATCTTACTCAGTTGATGAGCCAGTAATGAAATATGAATTGAATGGAGTTTCTTTGCGTCGTATAAATAAAACCCATAATTTAAGTGATACAACTGAAGCTAATGCCATTGGATTAGATCATTATAAGATAAAGATTGATTTTACTCAAGGTGGCAACATACAAGCTCTTCCACAAGGTATAACAAATAGAAGTCAAGGTTCACCTTTAGGTCAACTTTTCTTTAAAGAAACAGAATCAAATGGCGGAAATGCGGTAAAAGCAACACAAAATATACCCTTTGAAATAATCCGACCAATCATTGAAGCTAAAGTTTATCCAACCACAAAATTAACTTCCCAAATTAGAACAACAACCGGTAAAAGTATAAGTGGAAATGAGATCTCATATCTTGATGGGGGGTTTACAGAAATTAACTTAACTGAAAACAATTATTTTAATTCACCCAGAGTTGTTGCATCTAAAGTTAATGAAAATTTACATTTGAATAATTTTCCTGGAAATAAGTCTTTAACATTAAAAGTTCAATTCAATTCTTCTAGTTCATATATTTCTCCGACTGTAGATTTACAAAGAGTTTCTCTATCTTTTACATCCAATCGTGTCAATAATGTAGTTGAAAATTTTGAAACTGATAGTAGAGTCGCAACAATTGAAAATGATCCTTCAGCTTTTATCTATGTTAGTGAACTAAATCAACTTGAACTTCCAGCAAATGGTTTGAAAGTTTATATAACTGCTCATATTAATATTTTTAGTGAGGTAAGATGCCTGTATTCAATTTCAAATAATCCAAATGATCCGTTAAATTATTACCCCTTTCCTGGTTATAATAATATCAACAACGACTCATCAAAGAACAATGGCCTATATGATTTAAATCTCCTGAAGGCTGATAAGGTTGGCTTTAAACCAAATGAAATTTCATATAAAGAATATACATTTACTGCAAATTCATTAGCCCCATTTAGATATTATAGTATTAAGCTTGTGGGAACTTCAACAAATCAAGCATATCCACCGAGAGTTGATGATTTAAGGGTCATTGCATTAGCCGGAGAAAGCTAAAATGACATTCACTAAAATTGATGGCCATCCAGATTTAGTTAGAAATGAAAGAACTAATTCAATTATTAATACTAATGAAGGTGAATACTCAAAATATTTGTATGCATCTAAAAATAAATTACAAGAAAAAACTAGAGTTGAAAATGTTGAACGTGAGTTAGATATTATTAGAAATGAAATCAGTGAAGTTAAACATTTAATACAAAAACTTTTGAATTCTTGTTCACATAACTAATTATAAAATAATATGGCACAACCTTCTTCTAGACAAGGACTTGTTGATTATTGTCTCCGCCAACTTGGAGCACCTGTAATTAATATCGCTATTGCGGATGAGCAAGTTGATGATTTAATTGATGATGCTCTTCAATTTTTCTATGAAA